GCTGTGGTTATGGATCATTTCTGCTTTAATAAATGTTATTATGCAGGAACTATTAGTTCGTGGATACATATATCAGCTGCTGAAGTCCAAATACAATATGTTCATAACAGTTGCTGCTACTACAGCATTGTTTACGTTTATGCACGGCGGCGCTTTTGAAGCTGGGCTTCTGCCGGTCTTGAATGTTATCACGATGTGTCTTTTCACGACGGCTCTTTATGAAGCAGAAGGAACCCTGCTTGCTCCGATTATGGCGCATGCCATATGGAATGTTGCAGGCGGTGTTATTTTGGGCGGCGTGAATCTGGCAGATGATTATCCCAGTCTCTACATTATGACGTCTTCAGAAAACGTCATTTTATCAGGAGGGGCATGCCGGATAGAAGGAAGCATTGTGGTACTTGCTATCAATATTATTTTGATGCTGTTCTTTTTTCATCGCTATAAGAAAAAGGTATCAGGCAAGTAACTTCCAGTTTGCAGACAACACAAGAGCAGGCACTCCAGTTAAGTGGAGCACCTGCTCTTATGCTTTTATATCAACCGTCACGCCGGACCTGAATTCCACGGTGAAGTGGTCGGAGAAAACGGTGATTTTTTCGATCAGCCTTCGGACGAGGCTCTCGTCGAACTCGGTGATCTCGATGGACTGAGCGGCGATGAAGTCTTGCAGTTCCTTGATGCGTCTCAGGTTTTCCTTCTGTGTCTCTGCGTCCATCTGGGATTGCTGTTTCTGGTTGCGAAGCCGGAAGATCTCGTCGGCGATGGCGTCGTAGTCCTGTTTGCTGTTCGCTTTATCGATGAGCTCTTTCTGCAGCTCCTCGAGACGTTTGTCGAGGCCTTCCGGTGAGAGGGAGTCGGTGTTCATGACCGCTTTCGCGGCATTCTCCTGAATCTGCCTGATGAAGGAGCCGCTGTCGGCGCAGATCCGGTTGATGGCCTTGAGTGAGATCTCCTTGAGCAGGTCCTCACTCACTGTCCGGTTCGTGCAGTTCTCATCGGCGGAGGAGGGCTCAAGCCTGCTGATGCAGCGCCAGACGATGGATTTCTTTCCTCGGTTGTTCCAGTGGATGCGTCGGTAGAGTTCACCGCACTCGCCGCAGCAGACGATCTGGGAGAAGCAGTTGTTGCCGGAGAAGCAGCGCTTCTTCCCGGATTTGCTTGAATGGACGTTGCGGCGGCGGACCAGTTCGGCCTGCACCTGCATGAACAGCTCCTTTGGAATGATTGCCTCATGGTCGTCCTCGACGTAGTACTGCGGGACGATACCGGTGTTCTTGACACGCTTCTTGGTAAGAAAATCGGTGGTGTAGGTCTTCTGGAGCAGAGCGTCACCCATGTACTTTTCATTTCGAAGAATCTTGTTGATTGTGCTGTCATACCATTTCGTCTTGCCTGCTCCGGTGAGGACGCCGTCCGCTTCCAGGTGCTGGCAGATCTTCTTCATGCTGTGGCCTTCGAGGTATTCGCGGTAGATGCGTTTGACGACTTCGGCCTGTTTGGGATCAATGACCAGTTTTCCATTCTCGTCTTTTGTGTAGCCGAGGAAGTGATTGTGGTTTACCTGTACTTTCCCCTGCTGGTAACGATACTGAAGCCCGAGCTTCACGTTCTGGGAGAGGGATTGTGATTCCTGCTGTGCGAGGCTTGCCATGATCGTGATCATGACCTCGCCTTTGGCGTCCATTGTGTTGATGGATTCCTTCTCGAAATAAACGGGAATGTTCTTGTCCTTGAGTTGCCTGATGTACTGCAGGCAGTCGAGTGTATTTCTAGCGAATCGGCTGATCGATTTCGTGATGATCATGTCGATATTTCCGGCCATGCATTCGTCGATCATTCGGTTGAATTCGTCACGCTTCTTGGTGTTTGTTCCGGAGATGCCGTCATCTGCGAAAATGCCGGCGAGCTGCCAGTCTGGATTATTCTGGATGAATTCCTTGTAGTGGCTGACCTGTGTCTCATAGCTGGTTTCCTGTTCGTCGGAGTCCGTGCTAACACGGCAGTAGGCGGCGACACGCAGCTTTGGCTTTTCCGGTTTTTTGATATTGTTTCCGACCTGTCGTCTTGCGGGAATGAATGTTATGCTTCCCATTTAATCAGCCTCGCTTTCAATCAGGCTGTAGAGGTATTCGGCCTGAAGTTTCGGATCATCGTACTGCTTATCTGAATTCGTCATGAAAAATCTTGTAGGTACGGCAGGCAGGACCGCTGGCTTTCTTCTGTGGTTCCTGCCGAGAAGATCGGAACGCCTTTTGATCTCCGTGGCAGCTCTCTCGTAGGTTTGCCGGTCAATTAGAGCCGGGTAAAAATCATCTCCGGGATAGTGGGAGTTCTGGATGATCCGTTTGGCCGTCCCGTGGTAAGTTTCAATCCCGGCTTCCTGAGCCGCTTTGACAAGCGACATGCCTGAAAGATAGTTTGCATACAGCAGTCGGATTTTTACAGCGGCATCTTCGTCGATGACTGCGCGTCCGTTTTGTATCTTGTAACCGAATGGTGTGTGCCCCATATCATCACATCCTTTCATGCAGGGACAAGCCGCATTTTAGTTCAAAGCAGACTTCCTCACGCGAAACCACAATGATCCGGTCGACGTGGCGGGGGAAGAGCTCATCGTCAAAGGCATCCAGCATCACGCCTTTCTCGGTGAAATGCAGAAGGTCGTTTGCTGAGGCCAGCGTGCTGACGCTGCCTGAAATGTTATTCGAGAGGGCTTCCATCTCGCGTTTATTATTCTCAGCTTCTGACAGGAGGAAGTTGTTTTCACGATTGTAGAGAACCTGATCGATAATTCCCTGAGTCATCAGGCGGGAAAGAGTCTCACGTTTTTCTGTGTTCGCTGCAAGCATGGTCTGCAGCTCCTGTATTCTTTTCATCGGGGAGTCGACAGGTGAATTCTGCAATGCCTCGATATAGGGCTTTAGTATCCTCCGGTGTGCGAAAATGAGCTTGTTCATCATGGTTACGAAGGCAAGTTTCAGTTCGTTGTCACGGATGTATTTCATAGAGCATTTTGTCTTGTCCTCGATGTGTGTGGCGCAGACCCATGCTATGTATTGACTGTCGATGCAGTAATGGGTTCTTCGTTTGAATGTTGAACCGCATTCTCCGCAGATAATCTTTCCGGTGAATGCGTATCGGTTCTGGTATTTGCTGCTTTCTGCACGAATTCCTTTTTCTCTGGCGTGCTGCAAAATCATGGCTCTGGCTGCTTCGGCATCCTCATGAGTGATGATCGCTTCGTGATGGTTCTGCACGATGTATTGGTTCTTTTCTCCATGATTTATGTGGCGGTTGAATTCTGCGTCTGAGTAGGTTTTCTGGAAAAGACAGTCACCGGTGTATTTTTCGTTGGCAATCATGCTGCGTATCGTAGAGGCATCCCATTTGCCACCACGTTTTGCAGGAATGTCGCGTTCATTAAGTGCCCTGGCGATTGCAACGCAGCTTTTACCGGACAGGACTGCGGAGAAAATTTCTTTGACAATGGCTGCTTGTTCTTTGTTTACAGTCATTTGCTGCCCATCCCAGTCATAACCGTAGGGTGGATAGCTGATTTTGAATGTGCCGTTTTCGAAACGTTTCTGGATTGACCACTTGCTGTTTTCGGCAATGGATACGGATTCGCTTTCTGCCATGCTGGAGAGAATAGACAGAAAGAGTTCGCTTTCCATTGTTCCGGTGTTGATGTTCTCCTTCTCGAAGTAGATCGGGATATGCAGACCGAGGAGCTTTCTTACCAGTTCCAGACAGTCGGTTGTATTTCGGCTGAAACGGCTGATGGACTTCGTTACGACAAGGTCTATCTTCCCGGCTTCACAATCCGAGACCATTCTCATGAGCTCAGGCCGCTTGTCTTTCTTTGTCCCGGTGATGCCTTCGTCATAGTAGAGTCCTGCAAATGTCCAGTCGCTGCGTGTCCTGATGTAACTCTCATAATGGCTTTTCTGAGCCTCGAGGCTTTCCAGCTGGGCGTCTGAGTCTGTCGAGACACGGCAGTAGGCGGCTACCCTGATTTTCTGAAGCCTGATGTTTGATTGTGCTGTTTTGTCGATTTTTGTTACTTTTTTCAAGGTTTATCCTCCTTTCCGTGTGACTATATATCGCTCTGAAACCATTACACATCAAGCGTTTCTTGCATTATTTCCGCAAACAGCGGAGAGAAAGTTTCACGATTGATGGTAGATAATTTGTTGAATTCTTTCTCAGAGATCAGCCCAGTATCAAGCAGACTCTTTGCCAGCTGCTGCGCTCTGTGATAGTCAACGTCACTGACGATTCTCTTTTGTGTGAAATATCTGGACTGAAGATTGTCTGACATAGCAGTTTTGCCTCCTTCAAGTCTTAAGTCCCCGAAAAACGGTCAAAAACGCACCCCTTGCCGTTAAAATTTCAATCTTTTTTGTAGAAATTGCATTCGTACCCGTCGGCCCGTAACAACAGGCCCGGAGCCCACGGCGGAGTCTGCCCCATGAGACCGCAGATTTCACTGACGGGAACATCCTGATCGCACTCAATAATCAGCTCATCGTGGACGTGAGCGCAGATAAAACGATCCGACAGGGTGCGCATTGCGTAGCAGAGAATATCCCGGCTGATTGCCTGCGTGATGTTCTCAACGATCTTTGGCCCGTAGGATTCGATACGCTGCCATTTCTTATCCGTGCCGATTCCCATATAGGTGATAGACTCGCTTCCGTACTGGTTCTCCTGCAGCAGGGGATGAAAATAGGCAAGGTTGCGTCCGGAGGGCAGATGGATGAACAGAATCTGGTCCTGATAAAAGAAACGGATGCCGCGTACTTCACGGGCTTCTTTGGTTCGAATGACTTCTTTGACAGCCCGGTCCACATCCCACCAGAACTTCGTGATATGCGGGTTCGCTGCCCGCCATGCGTTCACGATCGGCTGGAGTTCTTCTTCCTTTAATCCCATATCCAAGCCTCCCATGGCTTTCAGAGCGCCAACGGAGCCGCCATAACCACACGCCAGCATGGCTACCTTGCCTTTCTGCCGGAGCTCTCCATTCACCCCGTGTTTAACTACCGGCTTATGGAACATAGCGGATGCGGTGGCGCAATAGATGTCCTCACCTCTGGCGAAAGATGCCATCGTGTGCGTTTCACCCGACAGATATGCCAGCACTCTGGCCTCGATCGACGAAAAATCGCTGACGATAAACTTCATGCCGGCACGGGGGATAAAGGCGGTCCGGATAAGCTCAGAGAGGACGTTTGGAATGGAATCATAGAGTGCGTCCAGTGATTCGTAATCACCGTTTTTCACCAATGCACGAGCCTCGGCAAGATCCGGCATGAGATTTCTGGGCAGGTTTTGCAATTGAATTAAGTGGCTTGAAAACCGTCCGGACCTGTTAGCTCCGTAAAACTGAAACATTCCTCTGACCCTGTGGTCTGCACACGCCGCATTTTTCATCGCCTGATATTTCTTTACGGATGATTTGGCGATCTGCTGACGAAGAAGAAGGACTTCTTTCGTATCGTCGCCAGCTTCCCTAATCAAAGCGGCTACGTCCTTCTTGCCAAGGCTTTCTACTTTCATGCCGTGATCTTCCAGCCAGCCTTTTAACTGCGGAACGGAGTTCGGGTTGGGGAGACCGGTCATATCACGAAGCCGGGCAGTCAGCTCTCTTCTGGATCGCGCATCGATCTCTATCGCCCGCTGGGCCATTTCAAGGTCAACGAGAATGCCGCGATCATTGATCCGTTGATCGATGTGATATTCCTCCCAGACAGAGTCGGGAACAGGGAAGGCAGACAGCTTCTGTTTGATGCTCATTTCAACTTCCACGTCCCGCCGGTTGTATTTCTTGAATAATGCCCATTTCTCAGGCGCATCTGCCGGCCTGTTCCGTGTCCGTTCGCCATTGGAAGCGGTTGGGTGGCAGGGCATACAGAAGTAGCGGATGAGCTCTTTTCCTTCCGTCATTTTCTGTTCTTCCAGCCCTAATGCTGCACCGGCACCTTTCAGCGACAGGGGAAGGCCAAGACAGGCAGACCAGATCAAAGAACAGCGCCAGGAATCCGGGTTGAGAAACTGTCCCGCTGTATCCCCGGAACCGGCCTGTGCGAGGAACTTGCCCGGGAAATACTTCCGCAGATAGGCTGAAAGGCAGATCCGCTCAAAGCTGGCGTTAAAGGACCACTTGATAACAGTCTTGTTTGTCAGCGCATCAAGGATCTCCATCGGGATGGATTCCCCCGAAGCCAGATCAATCACATGCACAGGTTCGTCGTCCTTTGCGTAACCAAACAGAAGGATTTCAAAGACCGGACTTTCCGTATAGCGGTAGACACCGCACCGGTTCAGATCGACGTCTGAGAAGGTTTCCAGATCAATACTGAGTGTTTTCACTTGCACACCTCCGAAGAAAAAACAGGCAGCGGGCTTTCATGGACCCGCCGCCTGAGAGTTACCGGCTATGCTGCTTAGCCGAGGATGTCGTCGCTGTCCTCAGCCGAGTCAAACGCTGAGAAGTCGTCCGCGGCAGTGCTGCGATTGCCCAGCGGTTCACCATCACGTACCTTCTGGATATTGCCCAGTCCGCAGGCGACACCGCGGTTGCCGTTGGAATTGAAGGCGTAGAAGGAAAGCGAGACACGTGCGTAGCAGCCGCTGTAGACCTCGCTGCGGTCCAGAATCGGCTGGACGTGGCTGTCGACGATCTGCGGAGCGGTGATGCTGTTGGCATTAAGGAACCAGCTGTCCCTGTACGCTTCATCATCGCGTTCCGTATCACCGTCACGCAGCGGCAGCTTGAGGCTTCCCCTGGCCGGCTTCTTGCCGCCGAACTTGCCGATGCCTTCTTCAATCGCCGCGTCAATCGCCTTGCGGATAGCTTCGACGGTCTTCACATCCGACTTGGGAATGATGATCGACGTGCTGAACTTTTCCTTGCCGCCGTTGATGGACTTGGGCTCCCATACATTCGCATACGAGAGACGTACTACACCTGTTACTACCTTTGTCGCGTTGTTTGCCATGATTTACTTTTCCTCCTTGAATTCTTCATGAACATCATCTGGCATGATTTCCCGCCGCTTGTCGGTTTGTGGAACAAGCGACGGCTTCCCCGGCGGTTTGTACACAAACTCACCAAGGACTTCGTGGAACTTTTTCCGGCCCATCAGGCGTTCCATTTCCGTGATGGGGATCAAACTGCGGCGGTAGATGTCGCAATAGCCGGCATTCTTCGCCGCATGTGCGGCTGCCTGCTCGTCGGTGTACCGGCGGACAGAGCGGCCTTCGACCAGCTTGCACGAGGCCCAGCGCTTTCCGTGATGGATGGATTCCTGCAGTGCGTAACGCTGCACGTCGTCAGCCCATTCCTTCAGCGAGTCCAGCTTGGGAAGAATCGCGTCGATCTCCTCGTTGGTAAGCAGGGGTGGTTCACGGAACTCGAATCTTGCTAACTCCAGCTGCTTTTCTGCCCGTGCCCGACAGATTTGCGCCGCTTTGCAGAAACGGCACCAGTCCCCGGGGCAGAAGTCGCCAAGGCCCTCTGAGGCAAGCGCAGCTCTTGGCTTCAATACTTCATCGGCCCACGCAAGCAGATGCGTCACCGATGTATTCCATGTCGACACGTTGTCCCTGCGGGGCTGGAAGATGGTCAGAGCGACATCTTCGAAGCCGTAGATACTGCCGAAGGCATTCAGGGCTCCCAGAGCGTACAGCATCATCTGGGAGTTCTCCTGTGCCTCGACGAGAACCCCCTGACCGTACTTCAGATCAATGACGTGCATCTGGTGATCGGACACGATCAGGCAGTCGCAGGTCCCAAAGCCATGGGGGATCCACGCGGACAGGTCGAGTTCCAGTTCGGTCCATGCCTCCGCATTGCCGCAGGCATCCCTTTCTTTCTGCAACTGCTCGACGATGTAATCACGGTAATCATCGGTGTATTCTTCCATTTCATCCGTGATGTACGGGGAAGCAGGCCGGCGGCTGCGACGCTTGAGGGCGTGAGCGACCTTGTGCTCTGCTAAGGCGTGGGCGGCGGTTCCTTCGGCGGCGGAGGGGGACTCCGTTTCACGGAACGATTTTTCAAGGAATGCCGAAGGCGTGCAGCGTAACCACCGGGCCGAACTGGAAGGCGAGAGGAAGGCGTGGTTAGCTGGCACGGCCAATCTCCTGTGCCTTCGCCAGCAGCTCCGTGAAGTGGGACGGGTCAACTTCGCTGAGCTTTGCAGCGCCATAGGAATGGATCAGCTCGCGCACCTGGCTTCCGAAGCCTTCGCTGCTTTTGCCTGCAAGCACGGTCCGCACTTCCTCAAAGCTGACCGGCTTTTCTTCGGGCGCATCCCGGCAGGCCGGCTCCGGTGCTGTGGCGTGTTCTTCCTGTGTGTCCGTTTTCAGGTACTGGTCGATGGCATCTGCCATCCCGCGCAGATTGTCAGAAATGGCTTTCCACAGCTCATTCTGATTCATAGGGTTCACCTCCTTTTTCTTCATGGATTTCGATGGATCCGACACTCTTGCCCGGAGACAGGATCAGCACTTCGGCGTTCTCTCCAAAGAGTGCTGTCAGGAGCTTGGAAGGAAGCTGCCGGACACCGCCAGTCAGTACCTGCTTCTTTTCTCCCGTGCTGTCGGATACGTTGATGCGGATTTTGTGGCTGAGTTTCAATTTCATCACCTCTTTTCTTCAACCCCCTCCAAGTCTTAAGTCCCCGAAAAAGGGCAGAAATCGCACCCCTTGGAGAAAAAAAAGTGAAATATTTTTTTCTGACCGATCGAAAGAGAGGAAAAGAGCTGAAAAAAGGCCTGCCCGAACCCCAAAACGAGATTCAAAGCAGGCCTGTTTCAGCGGTCGTCGGATTGTAATGGCTTTTGCTTGAGAAGTTCAAACAGCCGCGTCCCGGTTCCGTTGCCGCCAAGGGCATGGTAGGCATGGTACATCTGCTCGATCTCGGGCCATGTCTTGGACGGAATCGACTCCGCAGATTCATACTGGGTGTAAAAGGAAAAAAGACGGTCATGCAGCAGTGCCCGCACCCCGTCTTCTAATGCCTTTAACTGCTTGTCGCTTTCCTGTTCCTTCCGATGCTGGGATTCCGCCATCGCGCGAAGGGACGCAATCAGCCATCCGGCAAATCCGGAAATCAGCGCCGTCAGAAACGTCTGCCAGAGGGCTTCCATCACTCACCGGCTTTCCAGTCCGATAACCGGGAATAGAACTCATAGAAATAGTTCGTACCACGGCTCAGGGCGATTGCAGTGATGGCCATTCCGACCATCGGATAGCTTTCTTCCAGGCCTGCCGCCCCCAGAACGTTCAACTGAAGGTCGAAAACCAGCAGAAAACTGCAGGCGAGAGAGATGATCACGGGCCATTGAATCTGCTTGTCTGTGATGACTGTCTTTCCCCAGCTGATGATGCCCTCAATGGCGATTGCCGCCGCAAGATAACTCTGAATGTTCATGTTCAATTTCCTCCTTTTAAGAGCTCGTTCACTCTTTCCTGAACCAGTGCATAAGAAAAGCCGGCGGTAGTCAGGCGCTGCTTGCGTTCTGCGCCATTGCCCCATTTGCCGGCGATCACCTCTCTGGCGATCAAATCAATATCATTGTTCTCTTGTTCGTATCCTTTCCAACGCAATGCGCCAAGCACCCCGTTAAAGGAAATCTGCTTCAGTTCGAATACGTGGGTTTTGTTCCCCTGACGCATTCCGAAGCATCGGCCATGATAGTACATGGCGATGTGGCTGCTGGGGCAGGGCTGTTTTCCATCCTTTGGCCAGATTACCCAGTCGCCATCCTGAAACTGCGCTGGATCGGTAATGAAGTCGAATTCCTGCGCGTGTTCTTGCCGGTAGTACCAGTAGCCATCCGCCCAGCCGTTTTTCGTCGGCCATTCATAGCCCAGCACCTCGTGGCACCATTGCTTGAAGGCATCGACGCACCAGAACCCGTTTCCATCCCGGTCGATCCGCTTCCCGTTCCACTCCGCATAGAACTGGTCCGGGGTCAGCTTTACTTTGGAACTGGAGCTGCCAGCACTCTGTTCTTCACCGGTATATGGATCGTCAATCCAGAAGTGCGTACTGCCGCCGCCATCAAGATCAAAGGCGGTATACGCACCAAGATCCCGCATCAGATAGGCCCGTGTCAGGTGGTCCAGACCCTTGATGGTATTCACTGCAAGCAGCCAGTCGCCATCCTTGGTGATACCGATCATCGCCACACATTCCTTCTGATGATACCGGCCGTTTTCCGCACCGACCGAGCAGTCTACCTGCCCGTTCAGCAACAGTGACTGTCCAGCGCCTAAGGCCCAGTACATCGAACCGAGCAGCGGTAGAAACTCGTCCTGCCATGCGTCTTTCCAGTGCAGGGAGTAACCGTCAGAATAAATCGTTGGGTAGCCTTTGCCTTTGGCAGGGTAACAGATATAGCCACGGTGGCGTTCCCAGTCCTTCGACCAGTTATGCAGGAGAGCTCCAACCGGCCGGCCATAGGTAAGCGCTGTCGGGTGATTATCGAAGTAACCGCCGGAAAGCTGAACGGCAATCGAGAATCCCTGTTCCACAAACCAGCTGTTACGGATACCCGTCAGAAACTGCGGTTTGTCACCTGCATAATCCAGCGTAAGAACCGTGTCGGCACTGGGGTGGACCAAAGCATAATGCACCGTGCTTCCCGCGTATTCCAGTGTGCCGTATTTTATATCCGGCTTCGTACCGTTGCGCACATAGACATTGAAGGCATCCGTGATCCTGCGCAGACACGAATGCCCGTTGTTCTGATTGATTAACATATTCTTCTCCTAATTTTTGATCACGACGATGGTTACCGGAACCGCAGTTGCCGGCTTCGATTTGGCATAGATGGTTACTGTTCCGGAGCCGGCAACCGGGGTTGGATAGAAAATATCGCTGGTCGCGTAGTCCGCCGTTGCGCCGCTCATCCAGTTTGTGAACTTACCATATCGTACGATCACAAACTCCGAACCGGTAACGCTGCTCACGCTGACATCCGCTTTCCACGTATATCCGGTATACGGTGTCGAAGACTGCTCCGCCCATTCGGAAGGGTAGATGCTTGTGGAAATGATGGCGGGCTTGGCTGCGAAAATGGCCTTCAGCTTTGAAATCAAGTGCTTTAAGCCGATCCGGTCAAGGTATAACAGCTCTCCCGTTGGAATCAGATTCACAGTGACGTTAAATGTGTAAATGCCCTGCATGTAATCGTAGCTGGATGAATCCGACTCCTTCAAAACCACCGTCTTTAATGCGTCCGCCGTATAGGTCTTGTTGTTATAGAGAAACGACTCCAGCTGATATCCCGGCTCCGGGGTGATGGTAGGAATATACTTCTCTAACGTATCACCGATCGTTGCGTAGAAGGCTTTGCTGGACAGAACAGCCGCATCATCCGGAGAAACGAGCCATTTGACATACGCCTGATTTGAGGATCCTTCAGCCATACGGGCACCTCCTTATCCAACCAGTGAGTCGATATCCGAATTGGTTATCGCCTTCAGGTCCGCCGCACGCAGGTAGCCGGACAGGTCGATGTCGGTGTTTCCGATCTTCTCAAATGCGTTGGAATACCAGATATATTCGTCAAAAACATCCTGTGTCCCATGGCTGTGCGCAACAAGATAAATCACACCCGTGCTTCCGGTTGCGGGAAGCGCGTCTACTTTCTGATAGCTGAGCTGGGTCAGGCCGCCGATGGCTGCCTGAATGGCCTGATTCGTCTCTGTCTTTGTATAGGCATCCGTGATTCCGTAACCGGAAAGGGAAGAAGAAACGATATTGATCGTTTTGGATGTGTCCGGAGTCAGGGCTTTGCCATTGAGCTGAATGGCTTCGATGGTGTTCGGTTCTCCAAGTTGAGACGCCATCGTTTGCACCTGTGTCACCGCCTGATCATAGGATGCCTTTAACGTGTCGGTCAGATCGTTAGCGGACAGTCCCTTGCCGGTCACTTTATCCACCTTGGAATCGAGATCGGTTTTCAAAGCGAAAAGCGAACGGATCTTCTGCCAGACATACAGCAGTCCGTCCTTATCGAGATATTCTTTTGCCATTGGTTCCTCCTGTTATTTCAGAATGTGTTCGAGGGTAATGTTGCTGATGGAATTGAGTTCAAGGTCCGGGTTATCTGAGAGATAGTCCTTCATCGCTTCTTCCGCCATCATCGGTACCTGTCTGACCTTTTCTTCCAGCGTCGCCCGGAACTGTTCAAACTCCGTCGGTACAAAGTCCTCCGTCAGCTCCTGCGCGTTAATGGAATCCCTCACCTGTACCGGCAGGGTATTGGACTTTACGATGATCTCCGTTCCCCGATACATCACAACCTGAAGGCGCGTGGTGCCTGCTTTGCCAAGCATCCCGGCGGTGACGGAAAGGTTCAGCGTTTGATCCGCCGGATCACTGGTTAATAACGCCTGACTTCGCTTTCCGTCCTGCTCGATGTCGAGATAATAGGTGCTATCTGCCTGTAACGATTCACCCCGGATTGTTACCACGGCTGCCTTGTTTTCCGCTTCATACCCAAACAGCGGATACAGGTACTCAGAAGAAAGCACGAAGTCTTTGGAAAGATCCAGAATCATTTCGTTTCCTCGTCCGGCGGCACGGCCTGTTCTTCCGCCGCCCGCAGCGAGGCCGTTAAGCCGTTCAGGATCAGCTCCAGAACAACCGGCGGCAGACCGCTCTCATTCAATACCCCGATCAGTTTGCTTTCCGTTTCCCGGACACGTTTCGTTACTTCATCCATGTTGCTTTCCTCCTGTTTGTTATTGGGCGGCGATGCCCAGCTTTCCAAGAATATCGACGCCATTGATAAAGACATGCGTTGCTCCAGAGATGCGGAACTGGCGGTCGTTTCCGGTAAACGTAAAATTGTGCCAGTTCTGGCACTGATAGGTGATGGAATCCGAAATGGTAATCTGGCCGTTGGTTACGCTGGGATTGCTGTACTGGAAGTTCTGCAATTGCAGAGAGTTGCCGCCCGAAGAACTGGCCAGCAGAATGCGGTTGGCAATCCCAAGGCTGGAATCGTTCTTGTAGTTTTCCAGATAAAACGCGTTATAGCCGTTATTGGTGCTGAACCAGTAGAGTGTATTGGCCCAGTTAACGGGGTTGTTCAGCTGCTGGTTGCTGATACGGATCCAGTTATAGGAGCCTCCGGCAGAGAAATTCAGACTGTTTCCTCCCTGACCATCCGGCTTCAGGTTATTGAAGTTCAGATAATCGGTGGATGCGCCGGTTCCCAGAACCACACTGTTTAAGACCGTACTGCCGGAATTCCGGTTGTACATCCCCATGTAGGGTGTTCCGGAGTTGTAGTTCATGTACAGGTTGTTGACTGTCTTTCCGGCCGTGGAGTAATTCTCAACATCCAGCGTGTTGTTGTCGTTGCTGAAGGTAAGATACAGGCCGTTGGACATTGTTCCACCCAGGTTCCGGTTTAAAATGCTCAACTTGTTCTGTTTTGTTGAGCTTTCCAGATGGATGCCGTTGGCATCCTTGGTGGAATCGATATTCCGGTTGGCCAGCCAGATGCTGTAGTTCACGGACTTGTCGGATGCTGTTCCCTGATACAGCCACAGGAAATTAGCTGCTTTCCCGTTGTAGTTGTTTTGCAGATAGGAATAGCCTTTTTCGGCTGCCGAATAGAGATCGAGATAGTTATTCAACTGCCCGTTGGCGACAAAAGAATAGTTGCGGATCACGGCCTTGCTGAACGTCTCTGTCCGGTTGAAATGCAGTTCATTGGAACGGAACACGTTTCCATCCCCATCCTTCAGGCCACCGAAGATATAGTTCTGTAAGCGAATCTCATGCTGGCCGCTGACCGCATTCATGAACAGACGGTTGGCCGCCTGATTGTCAAAGCGGTTGCCGATGTAGTATTGCGAGCCCGTCGCGGTCCCGGACATGTTGTTGTAGTTTGTCTGAATCCCGTCGAAGTAGTTGTTATTGCTTAGCGTGGAACTTTCCGCGGTATTGGCAGCGGCGATCGCATTGGCCGCTTTCCCTGACGAATCGTTATTCCGTACCGAGAACGCACCATTGGTGGAGAAGTTGATGGTACCCGCGCCCTCAAAGATGCCGCCGGTATTTTCATCGTTGGTCCGCAGGGTGACGGTGTTGGGCTCGGTGCCAAAGATCAACTGGGAACCAAGGATCAGCACCGCCTGTAACTGTTTACCGGTCAGATACGAGGCGTTAAAAGTGCCGTCGATTCCCCATCCGCTGACATATGGTCCGCCATAGCCGCTGTTAGAGAAAGCGATGCCGGCTTTGTTCATGCGGATGACATTCGTGGCGGTTGTTTTGTCATTGGTGTCCATGATCAGGATTTCTTCGATCGCATTGTCCGCGTTTCTTCCAAAAACGACATAACCGCCAGCGCCGCCTGTAATCAGAGATGTCATATGGGCCACTGCCTGCTCCGTGAAGGAATAGGCTCTGGCCTCGACACCATCGTTTTTCTTTTCAATGTCAGTGATGGTTTCCGAAAGCGAGGACTTCGCATCCCCGATTTCGAGCTCCTCGTAGCGCTCCTTCAGCACGTCATAAACCGTCTTTATAACTTTGGCGGATGCCGTAATACCAAGACTTGGAAACTCGACATGGACCGTATCACAGAGATTCACCCGTTCCAACGGCGCAAGGTTCTTATACTGTTCGGTCTGATGCAGCGGCGTAAAGCGAACCGTGATACTGACAGAAGGCGTGTCCAGCTCATGGGAACTGACATACGCAGCCGCAAGCGAATCGATCTTTTCTTTGGAGATCACCGAGTCCGAATCTCGGAAGGAGTCGGAGAGATCGAGATTGAACACCCGCGGGTACGTAGCGTTGCTTAAGGTAATCAGGGTTCCGACCGTTGTGGTTCCGTTGGTATCGCTGGCATAAGGAAGGACGGCATTGAAGCACTTCTCCAGATTTTCTTCCTGCCGGATATCTGTCAGATTCTTGCCATAACGAATCGTTACACCGCGATCCTGTCCCCGCTTGGCATGCAAATGCACCTGCAGGTTATCCCACTCGTACTCCCCGCCAAAGGTGTCAAGGAGAGACCCTTCGTATCCCCCTAGGCAACCGCGGAACGACTTCGGTGCCTTTAATTCAAATACGGAGGTTGTGTTTTCGATATCCGTATCGATCGTAAAGGGTGTGGAAACGGCGAGATTTGCCAGTAACTTCGCACAGGTGTTGACGGCACCGGTGGACGTAAAGGGAAGCACCGACGCTTTGGAAAGATCGTAGCTGATGTGCCGGCATTGAAAGGTAACAATGCCGTTCAGCGGCTTGGAACAGGCGTAGATACGGAAGATCTGGCTGTGATCGCTGTCACCGGCTTTTAAACGAAGCAGGCCGCCCAGATGCAGGTCTTTATAGTGACGGGCATTCACCGGCACCTTCAATTCCGCCTCATAGAGCCCGTTGCGTTCTTCCGTGACCGTACAGGACACACATTCCTTCAGCCGCCCAAGGCCATTGGTCCGATCATCCACGAGTAATTTGAAGTCTTTGGAATCATCGAGAATCATTGGAATCATAACGTGTACCACCTTCCCTGAATTGTGACTTCCATGCCGTCGGGTTTGACGATGCCGTTCTCTCCCGGATGGAGACGGGGAAATTCGCCAGAGGACAGAATCACGCAGCTGTTCCGGTTCTCTGATCCTTCGTAGACATCCTCCATCTCGCTGTCGATGGTCAGCGCGCCGGAATTGGACTGAATCGTGATTATGTCCGATCCAATTTTCAGCTCGCCATTTCCTTTGACCGTGATCAACGGACGGGATGAAAACAGGGTCGGATTAGTAAGGGTCAAAGTTGTAGCCGTGGAAGGAATCGTCATACTGTTCTCCCCGCTGAGCAGCCAGCGCTCTGGCCGGCATGCAAACACAAGAGTGAACCGGGCAGCCTTGTTTCCAGACGTTACATCCGGCTCCAGTCCTCCGACATAAGCTGCCATCCGGTATTCGCTGGGATGGTAGGAATCTGTTAAACGGTGTTCACCGAAATCAGACAAAAGAAAAGCGCGTAGGGCGCTCAGATTTGAATCGAGATTCTTAACGATGGATGCCGGGTAGGAAACACGGATTGGCTTGAAGCGGTGATTGCTGACAAGAAGCGACCCGTTTCGGCCCGGAACTTCAATTTCCTCATAGTCCACTTCCGGTGCCCCGAAGGTCCCGGTTCCGGAGATTCGGACACCGAAGTCCAGAGAGGATCGCCCGTTATAAGTGAAATAGTGAATCATTCAAACACCGCCTTTCTTTGCCCGATGCTTCGATTGAAACGGGACTCAACTTCCTGCGCAAGCTCCTGCACGCTCTGCCCTTCTGCCCCATAGACGTTGATATTCACATCGCCATAGGTATAGCTGATGCTCTCAGAGCTGCCGGAAACCGATCCTGCCGCTGTCAACTGGTGTGAAGATCGCAGCGAAGGAGAAACAACCATTTCGCTGGTAAGGGCTGCCATCGCATCCGTCACGACATCTTTGGAACTGTTGATGCTTTCGGCCAGCCCGTTCATGAAGTCCGGCATCCATGTCATGTAATTGCGCAGCGGACCGACATCCGGGCGTGAAAAATGCAGCCACGAGGTGATCGTCGAAGCGACGGAACTGACCGCAGAGGTAACGGATCCGATCGCATTTCGGATTCCATCCGCGATGCCGTGGATGATGTCGGAACCCCAGTGGAGAGCTTCGGAAGGAAGGTTCTTCACATAGTCAAACGCGTGCATGAAACCGGTTTTGACCGTGTCCGCGATGGAAGATACCTTATTGCGGATGCCGTCTTTGATATTCGTGAAGATATTCGATACCGACGATTGCATGGAAGAAAGAATCGAAGTTACAGAGGCCAGGATTCCATTCCAGATCGAGGAAAAGGTATCCGAAATTCCAGAGAGCACACTGTTAAAGAAGGAACTCAGGGAATTCCACACGTTCTCAGCTGCTGATTTGATGGAATCCCAGTTGTTGATAAGAAGCGCTCCAATGGCAATCTGCGATCACGATCCCAATCGGACCGGTCAGGGCTGTGAACCCCGTTCCAAGCGCCGGTAAAAATCCCGCCAGTTTCGAACCGATCGAAAGCAGGCCTCCGATACCGGAAGAAATCGATCCAACCGCTGTAACGACGTTGCCAATCGCAACGAGCATGGGCCCGGCCAGCGCAGCGATCAGAGCGATTTTGACGATCAAATCCTGCATTTCCGGCGAGAGGCTGTTCCACCACGTGTTGAGGTCCTTCAATAACTGCGCCAGTTTCTCCAGCCCGGGTGCGAGTACCGTCATCAGTGAA